CATGATCCACATCACTGAGTTGGTGTTGCCGGGTCAGCTTAAGGGTGTGTCTCGGATCGACCAGGTCAAGCAGGAGCTGGGCTTGGCGCAGGCGTTGACGGAGTTCGCGGCACGGTTCTTCGCGAACGGCACGCAGTTGTCCGGCGTGATCGAGACTCCGGCGGTCCTGGACGTCGAGCAGGCAACGAAGGCGCTCAACACGTTTGAGGCGTCGCACCGTGGCAAGAATCAGCACCGCCCGGCCGTCCTCGGTGGCGGCGGCAAGTGGGTGAAGGCTTCGACCGCGCCGAACGAGGCGCAGATGCTGGAGTCGCGGCAGCAGGCCGTGGAGGCGATCGCACGCGTGTTCAAGGTGCCGCCGTTCAAGATCGGTCTGACGAACCCGGGTGCGATGTCGTACTCGTCGGTCGAGCAGATGCAGATCGCGTGGGTGCAGGACTCGCTCCAGCCGTACGTGTCGCTGATCGAGGACGCCTACGGGTGGCTGCTACCGCGGGGCCAGTTCGTGCGGCTGAACATGGATGCGTTGCTGCGCGGCGACATGCAGACGCGGTACGAGTCGTACTCGAAGGGCTCGGACGCCGGGTTCTTGTCGATCAACGACATTCACCGGCTTGAGGACATGCCGCCGGTTCCGGGTGGCGACGAGTACCGGGTCGGCCTGGAGAACATCAACCTTTCGGCGGCGAACCTCGTCGAGCTGAACAAGCGCATCGACATGTTCGTCGCGCTCGTCGGCCAGGGCGCCGACCCCACCTCTGCGGCGAGTGTGGTCGGGCTGCCGGCGATCACGTTTGAGTCGCATGTGGATGGCTCAACGGGCGCTCGCGAGCTGAACCTTGTCGAAGCGGTCCAGAAGGTCTACCTGGGCGTCGGCACGGTCATCACATCCGACGAGGCCCGACAGATGCTCAACGATGCGGGCGCCAACTTGACGATCCCCGGTCCCGATCTCGCGGGCCGTCCTGCTGGAGGTGCAGCCGCATGACCGCTGTCGAGTACCGGACGTGGGCTCCGGATGACGCCGAGGTCCGTGCGGCCGACGGCGACGGGATGTCGTTTTCCGGGTACGCCGCGAAGTACGGCAAGCGCTCGGAGTGGATGGGGTTCACCGAGATCATCGAGCCGGGCGCGTTCGACAAGACCCTGCGGTCGCGGAACGAGATCAAGGCGTTCGTCAACCACAACACGGACATGGTCATCGGCTCGACTCGCGCGGGCACGTTGCGAATCTCGTCCGACGCGCGAGGGCTTCCGGTCGAGATCGACCTCCCGGAGACGTCCTACGGCAAGGACACGTCCGTCGTGGTGAAGCGCGGCGACGCCAACGGCATGTCGTTCGGGTTCTCCACGGTGAAGGACGAGTGGAACGCCGACTGGACTGAGCGTCGACTGATCGAGGTGCGCCTACATGAGGTATCCGTCGTCACTGGGTTCCCCGCGTACCGGTCGACGACGGCGCAGGTTCGCGCCCTGGCCCGCTTGGCTCATCGGACGGAGCAGGACGTTGACGCTCTCGCCGATGCGTTCACGACGCTGGAGGCTGGGGAGACGCTGACGGAGGACCAGACGGCCGTCCTTCTGGAGGCCGTGGACCGTTCGCGTCCGAAGTCCGATCCCGCGCCGGAGCCCGTCGACTTGTCGGCGCTCCAGGCACTGTCCGCGCTGCTGGCGCAGCGCGTAGACGCCTAGCACCACCAACCGATCTTCACCCGTTCGCGGAGCCGCGGCGGGTGTTTTCCGTCTGCGGAGCCGCGGCGGGCCATCACCTGCGCACCCACCCAACAAGCCGAAAGGAGCACCTGCCATGTCGCAGGAGCAGCAGAAGGCTCTGCTGGAGAAGCGCAACAAGGCCAACGACGACGCCCGTGCCATCGTGGACGCGGCGATCGAGGCTGAGCGTGCGCTCTCCGCGGAGGAGCGGGAGCAGATCCGCAAGTTCGACGAGGACTACGCAAGCTGGAACACCCAGCTCGAGGACGTCCGCAAGCGCGACGAGCGTGATACCGAGATCCGGTCGTTCGTCGCCGACCACCCCGAGCTCGAGCCGGACGCGCCGGAGCAGCGAGGCCAGAAGGCTGACGTCGAGGCGCAGGTTCGCGCGCTGGCGAAGGGTGAGATCCGGTCGCTCGACATTGAGCACCGCGACGTGCTCAAGACGTCGACCGGCTCCCCGGTGCCGACGTCGTTCTACGGGCAGATCATGGAGCTGGCCCGCTACACCGGTCCGATGCTGGATGTCGCGTTCATCCTGTCGACCAGTGGCGGCGAGAGCATCCAGATCCCGCGCACGAACGCCTACTCGACTGGTTCGGTCACCGCTGAGGCGGCCGGGTTCAACGAGTCCGATCCGACGTTCCAGGCGTTCCTGACCCTGGGGGCGTTCAAGGAGTCGACGTTCTTCCAGGTCTCCACGGAGATCCTGGAGGACAACGGTGTGGACCTGCTGGGCTACATCGCGACGAACGTCGGTCAGGCGGTCGGGTATGCCGTGAACTCGCACCTGACGACCGGCACCGGCACCACGCAGCCGACGGGCATCATGACGTCCGCCGGCTCGGGCGTCACCTCGGGAACGACCGGCACGTTCGGCTACACCGACGTCGTCGACCTGACGTACTCGACCGACGCGGCCGTTCGCCGGATGCCCGGGTTCGGGCTCATGGGCGCGACCAGCGCCATCGCGCAGATGCGCAAGGTCCAGGACGGCAACGGCACCTACATCTGGCAGCCGTCGCTCATCCTCGGCCAGCCTGACCGGGTGCTGGGCTACCCGATCACGGAAAACCCGCACATGGCGGCTCTGGCGACCTCGTCCAAGTCGCTCGTCGCGGGCGATCTGAAGTCCTTCATCGTGCGGCAGGTCGGTGGCATTCGCCTCGACCGGTCCGACGACTACGCGTTCGGCAACGGCCTCGTGACGTTCCGGGCGACGTGGCGTGGTGACTCGGGTCTCCCGCAGTCGTCGCACGTGAAGTACCTGCTCACGAAGTAGTTCGCGAGCACCTCTCAACGTCCACCGGCTCGCGCAGGGGCCGGGCCGGTGGGCACTCACCTGCGCACAGGAAGGCCCTCGCATGGGCAGGAAGCCGAGCACGCCCCCCGTCAACCCGGACGCCCGGACGATCCTGTGGGCGTCGAACCACCCCCTCGCCCCGTCGGGGTATGGGACGCAGACCGCGCAGGTCGTGTCCCGGTTGACGCGGGACGGGCACCGGGTGGCGATCGCGAACAACTACGGCACCGAGGGATTCGTGTCGTCGTGGAACGGCGTCCGCGTCTACCCGAAGGGCCTGGCGCACCATTCGCAGGACGCGATCGTTGCGCACACGAAGGCGTGGGCGCACGACAACACCGACCCGGACCCGCTGCTCATCACCCTGTACGACACATGGATCTACGGCGACCACCTGGACCCACTGCCGCAGGTCGCGTCGTGGGTGCCGATCGATCACACGCCCGCGCCGGAGATCGTGTTGCGGTATCTGCGTAAGCCGAACGTGACGCCGATCGCGATGTCGAAGTTCGGTCTCGCGCAGATTGAGAACGCGGGGATCGAGGCGCTGTACGCGCCGCACGGGCTGGAGCCGACGTGGCGGCCGACGTCGACCTACAAGGGGACGTCGGGTCGCGACCTGATGCGCGTCCCGGATGACACATGGTGCATCACCATCAACCAGGCCAACAAGGCCGACGGGGTGATCCACCGGAAGGCGTGGCCGGAGAACCTGGCGGCGTCGGTGGAGATGATGCGCCGGCACGCTGACGTGTGGCTGTACATCCACACGGAGGCGTCGCCGTCCATGAGTGGTCTGGACATTCGTGGCTATCTCGATGGCCTGAGTGCCCCGATGGACCGGATTTCGTTCGTGGATGCCTACGCGTACCGGCTGAGCATCCCGTCCGATGCGCTGGCCGCGATCTACACGGCGACAGACGTGCTGCTCGCTTGTTCGATGGGTGAGGGTTTCGGCCTGACGCCGCTGGAGGCGCAGGCGTGCGGCACGCCGGTCGTGATGAGCGACTGGACGGCGCAACCCGAGCTGTGTGGCGACGGGTGGCTCGTCAAGGGTCAGCCGTTCTGGCATGGCGGGTCACAGAACGCGTGGTGGTTGACGCCGAGCGTGGGCGAGATCGTCGAGGCGCTGGAGGCGGCCTACGCGCGTGGGTCGGGGCGTTCGCAGAAGGCCATCGATTTCGCACGGCAGTACGACGCCGACGCGGTGTTCGACCAGTACTGGCGGCCCGCGCTCAAGGTGCTAGCGCCGTGACGACGGTTGCGTGGGTCACGCATCACGTGCCGCGCGAGATCGCGGGCCGTTGGGCGCTACCGGGCGCTGTCGGCGGCGCGGAGATGACTGACGCCGCCATGATCGACCGGCGGCCCCCCGGAGTCGCAATCGACATCGTCACCCCGGACCAGTGGGAACGGGCCATGGACGCGGACCGGGTCATCGTCACAGGCACCGACCATCTGTCGGGTGAGGCGATGACCCGGCTCGCTGAACGCGCACCACTGGTGTGGGTGCACCACGCACAGGTCCGCACCGCCGAACGCGCGCACCTGTTGGCTGCCGCCACGCCACTGGTGTGCATGAGCAGCATGCACGCCGCGCTGGAAGCCTCCTGGACGGGTGCACAGCCGCTCGTGTGCCACGGCTGGATCGATCTCGACGAAGTACCCGTGGGGACCGAGCAACGGCCTGACGCGGCTCTGTGGGCCGCGCGGAACCATCCGCAGAAAGGGCGGATCGGGGCACGCATCTGGGCTAGCAAGCAGGGCGTCCCGCTGACCGAGATCACCGATGCTCCCCGTACTGATGTTCTTGACGCGATGAGCCGGCACCGCTGGTTCGTGTTCCTACCCAAGGGTGTGGACGCATGCCCGCGGACGCTGATCGAAGCCGAGGCCGCCGGATGCGAGATCGTGACGAACGACCTCGCCGGACGCCGCGAGGAAGGTGACCTGCGCGAGGTCATGGCCGCGCAGCCCGACCGGTTCTGGGGCTGGCTGTGACCATCGGTGTCTGCGTCGTCGCGTCGGACCTGTACAAGCATCACGTCGCCGGGTGGGCTGAATCCGTGGCCGCGCTGACAACGCAGCCCGACGAGATCCTGGTTGTGACCGAGAGCCCCGTGTGGACGGGTCTACGGGACTGGTCATGGCTCCGGCTGGACGTCACCAACGTGGAGTTCGGTGCCCTGTGGCGTCAAGGACTGCGCCGGATGCGAACCGACTGGGTGGTGTGGATCGGCGCCGATGACCGGTTCCGGCCGACCGCGCTGGATGGGATCGAGCGGGACGACGCGGATGTCGTCGCGTTGGGGTTCCAGTACGACACGGGGCAGACGTGGATGCCGCACCCGACCCGGGAGCGAGTCCTGCGCGTTGAGGCAAACGAGGTCACGTGCGGCTCGGCGTTTCGGCGCGCTCTGTTCGACGACTCGCTCATGTTGCCGGAGTTCGGACCGCTCGCTGACTGGGCGTTCTGGGTGGGCCTAGCAGCGAAAGGCGCACGGTTCACGTCCACGGGCCGGATCGACGTCGACTACGCCTACGCGGGCCACGTGAACCCAGCGGCCGAACCCTGGCGCACCCAGATCCATGAATGGTCCCGGACCGTGCAGGAGGCATCGTGAGCTACGCGACGCTGGATCAGGTCAAGGACGCGATCACGTCGTACGGGACCGTCGCCTACACCGCCGCGAACGACCGACTGCAACTGTGCCTGGATGCCGCGTGCGAGGCGATCGACGCGCACTGCGGGCGGTCGTTCGGCACTGCCGACGGCACCGCGACGGCGAAGGTGTACGCAACTGCCGCGGATGACTTGGTGTACGTCGAGGACTGCACATCGGTCACGCTGGTGGAGACGGACGTGTCACTGGACGGCACGTGGTCAGTCGCATGGACGTCAAACGACTGGCAGGCCGAGCCGTTGAATAGCACGAAGCCGTACAACCGCGTCCGTGCTGTCGGGTCCAAGGGTTTCCCGGTGACGGGCCGCGCTGCGGTCCGGGTCACGGCAACGTATGGCCGCGCGGACTTGCCGGCGGCAGTGACGTGGGCGGCGATCCAGTGGACTCTGCGACTGTTCAAGCGGACCGAAACGCCTCTCGGGTACGGCGGCGGCCCGGAAACGGGCCTGCTGTACGTGTCGCGGCAGCTCGACGGAGACATCGCCGAACTGCTTCGCCCACACCGTGACGGCGTGCTCGCGGCCGGTGGTTTCGCGTGAGCACCACCGCTGTCCGCACGGGTCTCGCCAACCGACTGACGACCGTCCCGAACATCCAGGTCAGCAAGTACTACCCCGACCAGGTGTATCCGCCCATGCTGATCGTGGATTCGTTCACGACCACGTTCGACCTGTCCATGGGGCGTGGCTCGGACGACATGACCTGGACGCTGTACGCGGTCGTCCAGAAGATATCGATTGAGCAGGCCAGCGACGCGCTGGACGCGTTGTGCCCGCTCGTGAAAGCCGCCTTGGAAGCGGACAAGTCTCTGGGTGGCGCTGCGCGGTCACTCCAGGTGCTGTCAGTCAGTGGCTACGCGCCCCTGGCGACAGATGACAACCACCTCGCCGCGACGTTCTCCGTCCGAGTCGTCGCCATCGCCTAGGGAGCACAGCGCATGTCCGCACCCATCATCCTGACCGACCAGCTGACGGTCACCGTCAACGGCGTCGACTTCACCGATCACTGTGCGGCGTTCACCGTGCAGGTGACGGCGGCCGACGTGTCGGCGAACGTCCTCGGGTCGCAGTACGAGAAGTCCCACAACGGCCTTAAGGCCGGGACGGTGACCCTGAACCTCCAGTCCGACTACGCGGCCGGAAGCGTTAACAAGACGATCGGCCCGCTGTTCACGTCGAACTCCTACGCCACGGTCGTGGCGTCGGGCACTCTCGGCGGCACGTCCGTCGCGGGTACGGCGATCTGCCGCGTCAACTCGGTGACGCCGATCGGTGGCGCCGTCGGTGACCTGATGACGCAGGACCTCTCGTGGCCGACCGTCGGGTCCGTCACCGGCTGGGGGCTGTGACCGGTGAAGGCTGACCTGCGCGTCTACTGGGAAGACGGTTCCGAGCCGGTCGACTTCACCGTCGGCATCGCGGATTTCGTGGCATGGGAGAAGGCACACGACAGGTCGTCGGCGTCTTTCCATGTGTCCGTCCCGCTCAAGGATCGGCTGTGGTTCGCGTACCGGCATCTCGAGCCGAGCGCCCCGTTTGACGACTGGATTCTGACGGTCGACAACGTCGTGATCGTGGGCTCCGGTGATCCGGTCCCTTTGGACTCGAATCCGCCCACCTCGACATCGGAAGCCTCGCTTACCGGTGGGGCGGACGACGACTCCCCTGGGAGCTGATCGAGGGCGGTAAGCCCGACGAACGCTGGTTGCTGATCATGGAAGCGGTCCTGCGCACCCACGAATAGTGAGGGGGCGCAGTGGCGAGGTCTCTCCCGGGCGGCGGGTACGTCGGTGGCCGCGGGCGTCAGGCGACTGGTTTCGAGATCGTCTGGCAGAACGCGCAGGAAGTGTCTCGGCGCCTGGGTCAGATCGGTGACGGTCTGGCGTGGGACGACAACGACAACCTCGTTCCGCGCCGCACGGCCGCTAACCGCGAGATGCGGGCGGCGGCGAAGTCGATCGCGCAGGACTTGCTGATCCCGCAGATGAAGCGGACGGCGCGGGTGTCACGGACGCGGATCGCCCCGGCGATGGCGGAGACGGCCAGGGCGAAGTCGGACCGGCTGATCATGGTGCAGGTCGGCGGCGTGAATCCGGCGTTGCGTGGATTCCGACGTGGGGTCGGGGCGAAGCGCGCCAAGGGGCAGGCGGCGTCTGGTCGTGACGCGTCGTCTCGGACGTTCCGAACCACGCTGGCGTGGGGCTCGGAGTTCGGCCCGAAGGGTGGCCGGTCGAAGGCTGGCCGCACGGGTTGGCGTGCCCCGTCGGGTCCGGTGAACCACTACCGGGCTCCCCGGAATGAGTCCGGCTACTGGGTGCTGCCCGCGGTCCGTGACGTGCAAGCCCGAGCGATCGACCGTTTCCAGCGCGCCATCGATGACGTCATCGCGAAATACACCGGGGGGTGGCGCTAGTGGCTGGTGGTGGCCTCCCCGGGATTGTCATACGCATTGCGGCCCAGACAAAGGACGCGATCGACGGCCTGAACAAGGTCAACCAGGCGCTCGGGACCGCCGCGAACCAGTCCGCGAAGACGTCTGCCCAGTGGCAGGCCATCGGCAACGGGCTCAAGAGCATCGCCGTCGGGGCTGTCGCGGCGATCGGGTTCGACCGGGTTACGGCTGCCATCGGCTCGTCGATCAACGCGGCGTCGGACCTGAACGAGTCGATCTCGAAGTCCCAGGTCGTGTTCGGCATGAGCGCGAAGAACATCGAGCGCTGGGCCGACACGTCGGTCACGTCGATGTTCCTGACGTCGCAGCAGGCCATCGAGGCGGCCGGGACGTTCGGCAACTTGTTCGAGGCGTTCGGCATCGGTCAGCGTCAGGCCGCCGACATGAGCAAGAACCTCGTGCAGATGGCGGCGGACCTCAAGTCGTTCAACAACGCGGGCAGCGTGCAAGAGGTCCTGGACGCGATCAAGTCGGGCGTTTCCGGTGAGATGGAACCGTTGCGCCGGTACGGGATCTCGCTGACGGACGCGCGGTTGCGGCAGGAAGCGTTCAGCCAGGGCATCTATGACGGCAAGGGCGTCCTGGACTCTAGCCAGAAGGCAATGGCCGCCTATGCGCTGATCTTCAAGGACGCGAAGAACGCGATCGGTGACGCTGCCCGTACGGCGGGTGGCTACGCCAACACGCAGGCGGCGCTCACGGCTGCCGTCGGCCAGGCGCAGATCGTCATCGGCAAGGAGTTCCTGAACTCCATCCAGCAGGTGTCCACCGCGCTCGGCGGCCCCGACGGGATGACCAACGCCATCGCGGGAGCCGCTGACGCAACGGCGTCGTTCATCGCCCCTGTCGGCGAGATCACGTCGTGGTTCATCGACATGGGCGATGCCATCAACGGCGCGACGGGTGGCCTGATCGACTGGGGTCAGGGCTTTGGGCAGATCCTGCGCACGTTCCCGTTGACAGCCCCGTGGATGGGCTGGTGGGACATGGGGTCCCAGATCCACGAGGCGAACAAGCAGTCCGAGGCGTTCGTTGATCACATCGCGGCGGTCCGTGACGGTCTGATCGGTCTGGCGCAGGAGAAGCTGATCGACCCGAAGCAGCACCTGATTGCGCAGATCGACCAGGCGGCCAAGGACGCTAAGACGTCGGTCGACATCCTCAAGGGCGCCATCGACTCGCTGTACGGGAACAACCAGTCGCGCGAGCAGCAGCGGATCGAACTGAAGCGGCTGCGGCAGTCGGGCCCGTCGAAGTCCGGCTCGCGGAAGGTGTCGGACCCGAAGAACCCGACGACGGTGCTTGACCAGTACGGCATCCCGCACATGGTCGCCGGGCAGAAGGAAACCCAGTTCACGACGGCGGACGACGCGCGCTTGTTCGCGGTCCAGTACGCGCAGAAGGCCGGGGAGTACGCGCAGACGTTCAAGTCTCCTGCGCGTCAGGCGCAGGTGCTGGAGAACGCGCAGGCGTACATCGCGCGCGTGGTGTCGCCGTACGTGAATCGGCCGCAGCGCTTTGCCGAGTCGCTGATCGGCGCGCCGAGCTACCTGACGAACCCCCGCCCGTATGAGGGCTACTACCAGGGAGGGACGTCCGTGCGGATCGACAAGGTCGTCGTGACTGGTGACTCGCCGTCCGAGGTCGTCCGCAAGGCGAAGGACTGGAAGCGCTACAAGGCGTCGGCTCCGGCCGGTGCTGTGAGTCCGTTCGAATGATCACGCTCACGATCTCCCGGGACAACCAGACGCCGCCCGGGCTGCCTCTCGCACTGCCTGATGACGGTGCGCCGGGGACGCTGTACGTGGTCGCGTCGTTCCAGCCGGGCCGTGTCCAGCGGGACGTGACGTCGGCTGGCTCGCGGTGGCTGAACGGCGCCTGGTACGTGTCGCACAAGATCGACGTGCTGACGATGGAGCTGACTGTCCGCGTTGACGCCGGCTCCTATCGGGCGATGCGGACCGCGGTCGCCGTGCTGGACGCGGCAGTCGACCAGTACGCGTACACCATCACCGAGTCGGACGCATCGGGCGTGCTCAAGAGGTACCAGTGCCAGCCCGCGTCGTGGGTGATGGACACGACGCCGACGGAGTTGCAGGCCGGTCGCACGGCGGTGACGTTCCAAATCCCGAGGCAGCCGTGACGGACGCGCGGATCGCGGCGCTGGGCTACCCGGGCGCCGAACAGGACCGGCATGGGAACTGGCATCAGCAGCCGCCGGATTCCAATGCCGAAGGCGTGTTCGGGTCGCTCAAGGTCGTCATCGGCTCAACGTGGGACACCTACAGCACGGCCTACGTCGCCGCCGGGTCCGTTGCCACGCTGATCGGTACGGGCACGGACATCACGACGATCAACGATGTCCCGACGCTGGTCCAGGACTTGCAGTGGATCGACGGCGGCGGGGAAACCACGGGCCTGCTCGAGTTGCCCGAACTCGCGCCGTTCGATGCCCCCGCATGGCTGGTCGGTGGCGCGAACGTCGACATCTACCGCGTGCTGCCGGCCGCGGAGGCTGCCACTGCTGGCACAGCGAGCGTCCCGTACTGGCATGGGCACGTCCAGTCGATACAGGTCGAGGACGGCGAGGGCGTGTCGACGTCGGTGCGGCTACACCTTCAGGGTGCGCTGTACGGGGAGACCCTGGTCCGGGCGCACCAGCCGCTGCTGTTCGACACGGCGAACGACGTGGGCACGTGGCTGGGCCGCGCGCTCGACCCGGCGCTGTACTCACGGCCTTTCACTCCATTTATGCGGTTCTCGTTCGAGTCGACGACGACGAACATCCTGACCCGCTACCGGGGCTCGCGCGGGCAGATGACGTGGGACTACGTCTCGGAGATCCTGGCGCTCGCCCAGGACGACAACGCGCAGTGGACGATCCGGCGGGCGTACCAGACGCTCGGCGGCCGCACCTACCCGCGCGCCCGGCACTACTACCTGGACGAAGTCAGCACGGAGCTGGCGGGCGCCGTGCAGCAGAACACGGTGTTCGCGGGCGGGTACGGCGTCGCGTTCTCCCTGTCACAGGACGTCACCGAGTCGGCCAACGTCATCATGGGCGAGGGCGTGCACCCGGTCGACAACTCGGACCTGTCGGGTGGTCGGTGGCGGAACAAGGTCACGCCGTTGCAGTCGCCGTCCATGCCGTCGTACCCGTCGCGCGTGTCGGGGTCGACGTACCCGATTGCGCTGGGGGACACGAACGGCGACTTCACGACGGACGTGATCTCGCAGCTGACTGGTGCTCTGCGCGCGGCGTCGGCGCCGAGCGTGACGATCGGCACGGTGTTGACGGCCGTGGGCACTGCGGCAATCTCCGCGTTGAAGGAAGACACCGGGTGGGCGAACACGAACGGCAACATCGGCGGCACCGCGGAGTGGGCCTGGCTGTTCGGTGCGAGCGCTCTCTACCCCGGCTCTGACCTCCTGTCCGGCTGGTGCAGGCCGCTCGCCTTCGATTCCCGGGTCGCGCTGTACGACTACACACCGGCCGGCGATATTCAGGCCGTCAATGACGCGTTCGATCCCACCGTCCTACGCGTCGAACGCGTCATCGGGTACGGCGAGGGCATCGCGAAGGCCGACGCGCGGAAGAACGCGCGAGCGATCGTCCGCCGCGAGATCGCGGCACCGTGGATCGGGACCGTCACCCTCACCCTGGACCCGACCGACGAGACTGGTGCCGCCCGCTCCCGGCTCAACATCCGCGAAGGCGGCTGGCTCCGCATCAACGGCCTGAACGCGGGAACCTACCGCGACTTCCACATCGCGGGCGTGCAAGTCGCCTGGCAGACACCCGGCGCACCCGTCACCCTGACCGTGTCAGAGACCCCGTTCTCCTACCTTGACCTGGCAACACAGATGGCCCGCATCCGTGAAGCCAAGACGAACCGGGCCAAGTCATTCTTCTCCCAGCTCACGAAGACCGTCACCCCGTTCAAGTCGGTGTCCGGCTGGGACACCGAGGGCGGCGCGGGCGTCATTCCAGCTATGGCGCTGGGCTCCGGTGCGTGGACCGTGGCGACCGTCATCGCCGCACAGTACGGGTCCATCGGCGCACTCCAGATGGAACTGGACCCGCCGCAGCCGTTCGCGCTCGCCGTGTTCGGTGGCACGCCCGTCGCAGCCGATATCGAGGCCATCGTCCCGGCGCCGCTCGGTTCCGTCACGGGCGACTACTCGTCGTGGTGGCGGCACCCGGACAACGCGGACGCCCTGGTCGATCTCGGGTTCATTGAGTCGTGGGGCCGGTATGGGGAGGCGGCCGGGTATACGCCGGGTCGGGAGTCCGCTGGTTCGGCGGTCGCTGCTGGCTCGGTGACGGGCAAGGTTGACGACGCCCTCGGGTGGCAGTTCGCGTCCGTTGACGGGTACCTGCGCCTTGGCATCTGGGCGCCTCTCGGTGGCTCGGTAGTGCCGGGCGCCGCGATGCGCATCGTCCCCGACGAGGGCTGACGTGGCGATCGAGGTCGTCGCCGCATCAACGTTCGCCGCGTCGTCACCGACCGACCCGTACACGCATTCGGTCCCACTGCCGGATGGCACGGAGGTCGGGGACACGGTCGTCGTTGGTGTGGTGCAGCCGTCGGCAGTGATCAGTGACTCCCGGTTGCAGGTCGTCGCGGCGTTCGGTGCATCGCTGCCGTTCGTTGGCGGGGCAGTCGGGCAGGCGACGGACTTGTCGGAC